AAACCCTGTCGTTGCAAGTGCAAGCGCTAAATTACAGGGTAAGTTCAAGTCTAGTAGCAATGATCCATTTACCTATGGACATCGCCTTGAAGTTCCAGAATCAAGTGACGCAGAAGACATTAAAATTGAATTTGAAATCACAGACGCAAGTGTGAATGATGCTGTGACCTTCAAGCTAGTCGGCTACGGCTACGATCTTATTTAGAAACCATGTCCTTAAATTCCAAGACAACAATCAAAGTCATTGACCTGATTTGCGAAGGTCCAATCGAAGGCATTCAAGGCCGTGAAGGTGTTTATCTAAACGAAACATCTGCTGTTGACAAAAACGTTCAACGAGAAGATTTTGAGCAAAGGGAAGGCTATGTCAAGCAAAAGCTATTTGAAGGCGAGAATACAACTGTTATTCCTAAACAAGTTGGCCTAACAATTGGAGAGAATTATTCCGAGACGCTTGATGAAAATCAAGTTATTTTAGAACGCAACTATGGAGAAGGTCAAGTTATTAAAACGGTTACAGACCTAGAAGCTAATTTTATCGAGCTTGTTTTCACTGTTCCAAAACTTTATTCAACCGCTGTCGAAGGTTTGGCTCGCGGGCAGTTGTTTCCTGCAAAAATAAAAATGCAGGTAGACGTTCAAGGCGCTGGCGGTCCTTATATCAAGCGTTTCGAGAAAATCATTGAAGGTATTTCAACGTCAGGTTATCAGTTCAAAACGCCAAAAATAGAGCTTGATTTTTTCCCAGGTGCTGGCGGTCCTTGGAATGTAAAAGTAAGCAAGCTCAAATTTGACAACCCTGAAGATGCTTTTGAAATCAAAAAAGATGATTTAGTAGATTTACCAGAAAAAACAACACCGTTGCAGCAGGGCCGTGGCGATGTATTGGAGTGGAGTCAAATTTTAGTTCATAAGCGTGGCAATGTTAATTATGCAGGCACTGCTTGTGCTGCGCTTTCGATTGATTCAGATCAATTTCAATCTTTGCCATCTCGTGCTTATGACGTTAAAGGATTAAAGGTAAAAATCCCGTCAAATGCAACACCGCGAAACGACGGCTCTTTGGAATTTTCTAGCCTACCTTTTGACGGCAGATTAAAAGATAATGAACAATGGACAACGTGTCCAGTCTGTTGTTTTTATGACATGCTTGTTAATAAACGGTATGGTGCAGGTGATTTTATTGATGCTGAGAATGTAAGTTGGATTGATTTGATTGGAATAGCAAAGTATTGTAATGAGTTGATTACGACTGCAGATGGTCGCCAAGAGCCAAGATTTGCGATTAATACTGTTATTGGTACTCAAGCTGATGCTTACAGCGTTATACAGGATCTTGCCAGCGTGTTCCGCGGCATGGTCTTTTGGAAGTCAGACACCATACAGCTTGCGGCTGATCACGGCAACTTAGACGGCAGCAACCTTGATCCAATTCATGTATTCACCAACTCAAATGTCGTTGGTGGCGGTTTTGTTTATAGCGGATCATCTCTAAAAACACGCAGCACAAGAGTTATCGCAAGGTATAACGATCCCGACAATTTTTACAAACCAAATTATATTATTGTTGAAGACAAAAACGCGATTAGCAAATATGGATTGCAAACACGAGAGATCGTCGCGTTTGGTTGTACGTCTAAAACACAAGCGCAGCGGATGGCAAAATGGATGATGACATCAGAAGAACTTGAAGGGGAAACAATCACATTTTCTGTTGGCCTAGAAGGTTTGAATGTTTTGCCCGGTCAGGTTTTTGCGGTATCTGACGCAATGCGTCAAGGCTCAAGATTGGCCGGAAGAATTGTCGGTGCAAATAAAAAGAAAATTATTGCAGATCAAAATGTATCGTCATTGCCTGGTAGCAATGATCAACTAACTGTTGTCCTGCCTGATGGTCGCGTTCAAGTTAGAACAGCAACGCTTGATGGTACGTCAACCATCTTGGTAAGTCCTGACTTTGATGAACCACCGGCAGATAATGCAGTTTGGACAATTACTGATACAAGTGTCGCCAATCAAAAGTTTAGATGCTTGTCAGTTGCAGAAGGTGAAGACGGCGTTTATTCGATTGTTGGTGTACAACATGTAGACAATATTTACGATGTTGTTGAAGGTCGTGATGCAGACCTTGATTTCCCTGATACAACTTTATTTGACGATAGACCTGCTCCGCCTGAGGATGTACAGATTCGTTTCTTTGATATCACACAAAGCCGCAATAGATTTAGGCAGATTAATGTATCTTGGTCGCGTGGCACGGATCTAAGAGCAGTTAGATTTCAGGTTGATTACAAAATTACAGAATCCGGAAACTTCAAAAGCATATTTACAACAAATACAAACGTAGACATTAGCGACAGTGTGCTTGCAAACCAACAAGTTTTTGTGCGCATATATGCGATTGGTCCTGAACCAAATAACTTAAAGTCAGAACCTGCAAAGAGTAATGCAATCGCAATTCCGGACAATATTACTGAAATTATTGGTGGCGGAACCGTGCAAAATCTGCCGCCTGATGCAGAAGATGTCACGCTAGAACCAATAGGCAAAGACCAAGTAATTATGCGTTGGTCATCAACTGCAAATGGTCAAAGCCTTGACGAATTTGTTGCAGTTATACGTCATTCTGGCAAGACAGATGGCAGCGGTGTTTGGTACAACTCAGTACTGCTTCGCAAGGTAGAGGCACGAACAACATATGCAACATTGCCGTTGATGGAAGGCGAATACTTTGTCAAGTTTGAGAACAATCAAAACGTTAGAAGCCAAAACGCCGTCAGTGCAATTATTGATCTGCCAGATCAGTTGCCGTTGTTTAATTATGAGTCGATTCAGCTTGGGATTAATAACTTCCCTGGCATTAAAGATGGCGTTTATTATGACGATGGTTTTGATGGCTTGGTGCTTGATGGCGACGCATCATTTGACGATGAAGTTACTAATCTTGACGGATTAACTGCGAATATTGACTCTGTTTTTGGAACGCAACGCACAAGCGGCACATATTATTTTGGGCTTGGCTTTGACTTTGGCGCGAAGTATAGCCCTTTGTTCAAACGAATATTAGATGCCGCTGGTATTTACAGAACAAATACTTTCGATGACCGACTGGATTTAATTGATACATGGACTGATTTTGATGGCGAAGTTGCTGATGACGTAAATGTTGAAATTTATTTGCGTACAGCCGTCGATGAGGCTGGTAACATTATTGGGCCAGATTTAGAAGACGACCTAGTAGACACTGAGGATGCAAGTCTGCTACTGCTAGAAACTGGCAATAGTTTCTTGAATGAATCTAATTTAAGTTATGGCCCTTGGATTCCTTTAGCAAATACCAGCTTTACTGGTCGTCACTTTGAATTTAAGGCTGTATTGACAACAGATCATGTTGATCAGTCACCTGTTGTTGAATCGCTTGGTGTTGATGTTAAGTTTGAGACACGCACAGAAAACAGCGAAATAATTAGATCTGGTAAAGGCATAAAAAATGTTACCTTTGAATATCCGTTTTACACCGATGAAAATACAAAGCCGTCCGTCAGTATTATTGCCTATAACATGAAGCCATACGATTACTTTACGATCACTGAACCTACTTCAACGGGATTTAACGTGCTCTTCCGAAGTAGCTTTGATGGTAATGAACTGATCAGTAGGCGATTTAGGTATACTGCAGTAGGATATGGAGCAAAGCAGCCTTAAAAATGGCCCAAGCATCTGATAATACTGTAGACAACGGCACTGGTGCAGCAGTCCGCTCCGACATTAATGCACGCCTGGCAGCTTTGTTTTCAAACCATAGCGGTGCTACTGATACTGCTATGGTCACAAAATATCCGTATCAAACATGGGCTGACACAACGGCGAGTCAGCTTAAGTTACGCAATTCTGGTAATACTGCTTGGATTCCTTTAAGAGGTTTGGACGGTTCCGTTGTTCTGCCAGACGGAACACAGGCAGCGCCATCAATTACTTTTGGAAGCGATGGAACAGATCAAGGTTTTTATCGTGTTGAAGGACAAATAAGCGGTAGCGTAGGGATTGCGTATGTTACGCAACTTGGTGGCTCTAATACTACCTTATTTACTGTAGGGAAAAACGAATCAGTTGTAGACAATGACGGTCCATCGCTTTATTGGAATTATCAAGGCAACCCAACAGATACATCAAATACAACTAATGAAGGTTTAATTATTCAGCAAAGAGGTCGCATTCGTATTGCGATGAGAGATTCAGATTGTTTGCGCCTGAACAGGATTGGTAGTGGTGGTGAGCAGCTTGGCAGCGTAGTTGAATTTCAATCAAATGGCGTACAGGCCGGTCGCGTTGGTATTCTTACGAGCACTACTGTTGATTTGATTGACGCATCTGATCGTCGATTAAAAGATAACATTACTGACATGCCTGAGGCCAAGTCTCGGATTAATCAGATTCAATTGCACCGTTTCCGGATGACTTCATCTGGTGTCTACGAAGAAGGCTTTATTGCTCAAGAACTAAAAGACGTGTATCCAAATGCTGTAATGGGCAACGAAAATGATGTTGATGAAAATGGCGATCTTGTTTATATGGGTGTTGGTAAAGCAACGCTAGTACCCTTGCTGATGAAAGGTTTGCAGGAAGCATACGCTGAAATTGCTGCATTGACTGCTCGCATTGATGCGTTGGAGGCAGCCTGATGTCAAACCGCAAGATTTCTGACTTAAGTGAAATTGTTGCGCCTGCATCTGGTGATCTTTTGCCTATTGTTGATATAAGCGAAGCAACGGACGCAAACAAAAACAAAAACATTACTTACGGAAGTTTATTTAAAAAAGTGCTAGATGGCACTGCTGCATCGCCTAGTCTTAGCTTTGCGTCAGATTCTGCCAATACAGGCTTTTATTATCCGGCAGCAAATCAAATTGGTTTTAGTGTCAACGGATCAAATATCGGCACTGTAACGAGTTCAGGTTTACAGCTTGGCGCTGGAACAGCAGCAGCTCAATTGCATCTATTCAGCAATGACACGACTGATCAAGTCATCATTGAAAATAATGATGCTGGTCTAGATACTGCTCCTGACTTGGTGTTGTATCGCAATTCTGCATCACCAGCAGATGATGATAACTTAGGCAACATTGAATTTCGCGGTCGTAATGACAACAGTCAGGATCATGCCTATGCACAGATCTTGGCGAAAATTAGCGATGCAAGTGATGCGACAGAAGATGGGATCGTTGACATCATTACGAGTAGTGCGGGCTCGCAATCGACAAGGATTAGGGCAATTGGTCAGTACGTTGGCATTAATGAAACAAACCCTTTGCATTCATTGCATGTAAGTGAATCAACGGTAGCCACTGCGCTTTTTGTTGAATCAACAGAAAATGCAGCATCGTCTGCTGCTGATGTTGTCCTATATCATCATCGCAATGGAGCTGCTGGACAAGATAATGATGTAATCAGTTCTGTTGTTTTCCGCTCTAATAACGATGCGGCAACACCTCTGGCTGAAACGTATGCGTCAGTTGTTGCGTCAATTGTTGATGCGACTGATACGGAGGAAGATGGCAAGATTGACTTGCAAGTTCAGTCTGCTGGTACGTTGACGAGCATGGCAGCAATCACTGCTGCAAATGTGACGTTAGGTTCACGTCCAATTATCCCAACACATACACCTGCATCAGCTAGTGCTACTGGTACTGCTGGCGAAGTTGCATGGGACGCAAGCTATTTGTACGTTTGCACGGCAACTAATACATGGAAGCGTGTCGCATTGAGCACTTGGTCGTAAAACGCTAAAGTGATTGCAGCAAATGTCGCTGCAGTCTTGGCATGGCCAACGTCAAAATCACGGAATTAACTGCTTACACCAATCCGGCAAGCACTGATGTGGTGCCGATTGTTGACTTGGTTAATGACCAGACGAAAAAAGCAACATTAGCAACCATATTTCAAAATTTTCCAAACGGTACAGCAGGGGCGCCTGGCATTTCAATTGAAGGTGATACGAACACTGGCATCTTTTCGCCTAGTGCAGACCAGTTAGCTATTTCAACTGGTGGCACTGCACGTTTAACTGTAAGCACAAGCGCAGTAACATCTGCTTTACCAGTTGATGTATTACTAGGTTCAGCATCTACGCCTAGCTTCACATTCACAGGAGACTTAGATACTGGCATCTATTCACCTGGCGCGAACCAAGTAGCCATCAGCACTAATGGCACGCAGGCGCTCTACATTGATTCAGATGGTGACATTCTGGTTGCAGACGGCAACCGCATGGAGATTG